TGGCGATCAGTTTCGTTGAAGTTTACGTTAGTAGCACCAGAGGGGAAGGTACGTTTGTTCTTTTCGGTAGTCATACTTGCCAGGAGTCAAATTTACTAGTGGGTTTAGTCTCAATGATATTGTCATCGATGTCTTGACCAGAGTCGATGATGTTGTCTTGGGCAGACTGATCACAATCATACAGTCTCATCTTTGCTCTGTCAATACCTATCACGAACCTCTTGTTCATGGTCGGGTCATTGTATCTATTCTTCAACTGCTTGACCATAATCTGCCCTGCTGCTTCCATATCCTCAGTGGAAATCAAAGCAACCATCAGGTCAGCAGTTGCAGGTAGACCGAAGGACTCACTGGTATCAGTGATCTCTACGTCAGAGTTACCATAACCAGAGCGAGTGGTCTGAGTAGCAGACACGATAGGAACATTAGATTCAACAGCGAGACCACGCAGTTCTTCTGCAATAGACTTGATGAATGTGTAGGAGTTGACCACAGCATTCTTGTATCGTGCAGATGCACAGATGTTCAGATAGTCAATGAAGATAATGTCAGGAGCAAACCCACGCTTCATGCTCAGTTCGTTCAAGAGAGACTTGAAGTGGTTGACGTGAGCAGAAGCAGTAGGGTACTCCTTGATCACCAGACGACCTTTGGTCTTGCTGTTGACTTTATCTACCTTGTTCCTGAACTGCTGTTTGGTGAATAGAGGATCGGAGAGTTGTTTGATTGGTACGTCGAGGAGGTTTGCGTCAATTCGCTCAGCAATTTTCTCCTCTGCCATTTCAAGTGTGATGTAGAGAACGTTCCTCCCCTGCATGAGACAGGCGCTAGCCATGTGGCACATGAATAGACTTTTCCCGACACCCGTACCAGCAAGAGCGATGTTGAGAGTCTTACTAGGGAGACCACCTTTCGTGATCTTGTTAAAGTATTCAAGATCAAACGGAATCTTGTCTTCTTGTTTGTGGTAGAAGTCGTAGCGGTCATCTGCGTCTAGTAAGTAATCGTGTCCAACAGTATCATCAAAGCATGTCCCCAATGCCTCACTCATGATGTGAGGGATGGCATCTTTGGATCTGGTCTTGTCTTGCCCATCAGCAATCTTGATGGACTCCATCAAGGCAAGATAGATCGCACGTTCTTTACACCACTTCTCAGTAGTGTCCATCAACCACTCATCGTTATACTGAGTGTCATCAATCTTGTTATCAAGGAAGTCTTCAATCTCCTTGACGACCTCTGCACTCAGGTCTCTCCTCTTCTCGATCTCAATTTTGAGAGCGGTAGTTTCGGGAGCAGTATTGTACTCTGTTACATACTCATTGATCTCATTGAAGAGGATCTGATGAGGAACAGTATCGAAGTATTCATCTTTAAGGAAGGGCAAGACTGATCGGAGGTATGTTTCCTCGGTGATCAGTTTGCTCAACGCAATTTCTTCGATCTTTTGCATTAGAGATAATGTAGGTAGGTGCCAATGATGTATTTGTTCTCAGACAGGGGTGGCAACCCTGCATGAGGGAAGGTCCAGGTTGGTGGGAACAGCAGGCAGGTGCCTGCTTTGGGCTTGACCTTCATGCCCAACTTAGTAAACCACGTTTCTCCACCGTTGTCAACGTCATTCAAGTAGAAGAAGAGAGCAAGGAAGCGACGGGCACTGCTGTGGTCACCCACATCAACATGAGGATCAAAGCGATCCTCATCAGCAGCGACATACTTCTTCAATCGAATCTGTTCCAGGGCATTCTCTGCTGGCCAGTTATCACTACACCCAACCTCTTCCATGTACCTGTTAGATACTTCTTTGATTGCTTCAATCAGTCGGTTGTGAACTTTGCTCCACATAGAACTAGGGTTCTTCTCAGCATACTCAGTCACATTGAACTGATGGAACTGAGGACGACCCTGCCTGTCCCAGTATTCATACTGAATATCACGTTGCATGTCCATGATGTTCTTAATAACATTGCTATCAAGAACGTCATCATAGACTTTAATGTACTCTTTAAGATCCATAAGTGAACTCCTTCTCTGCTGCCTTGTCAAGTTGATTCATGATTTCGGGGGTGAAGTATTTCTCGGGATCAGCGAGAATAGACTTAGGAAAAAGATTAGATTCACCAATCTTGTAGCGATTGCCGATCCGCTCGAAGACTCCGTGCTTCTCACCCAGTTCCAGTAGTCCGTAATACTTATCCAGTCCACGCTCGTCATAGAACAACCTCGTTTCTACCTTGACATTCTCTTTGGTGAATCGAGACTTCTTGGTCTCGCACTTGATGATGTTACCCACCACCTGTGTACCGTCCTTCTCCTTTGACTTGCTCAGATAGATGATAGTCGATGCAGCGTATTTGAGTCCACTACCACCACCCATTTCTTTCATTGGCACATAGGCACCCACCACATCATAGGTGTGGTTGGTCACGATCATGGGGATGTTTGCCTTGCCCAGTTTCAGGGTCAGCACACGGAAGATAGACTTGACCACCTGAGCACGGGTCATGTCACGAGTGTCCTTACCTGCCTCGGTGTCTTCCACTTCCTTAGAGGTGGACAGCATACCCAAAGAGTCCAGGCAGAACATCAGAGGTTTACGTTCTGATTCTTTCTGTGCCAGATACTTATCAACAATCTTAATCGCTTGCTGACGGAACTCCTGCACAGTGACGACAGGAACGATGATCATACGAGTGGAATCGATACCACGACTCTCAATCATATCCTTACTAATGGCAGACTCACTCTCAAAATAAATGCATCCAGCATCAGGATCAGAATCAAGGAAATGACGAACGATGCTGAGAGTATAATAAGTCTTACCAGTGCTGCTTTCTCCTGCGATAGCAGTAACCTTGTTGGAAGGAATACCTCCATAGATCGAACCACTAACCACGGCATTAAAGAGATAGCACCCAGTATCAATGAAAGATGCAACATCGCCAGCAGCAACGCCCTCACTAACGACACCAGCATACTCATTGCCGATCTCCTTTACTACATCATTTAGGAAACTCATCCGAATAGAAACTCCAACGTGTGTACTTTTTCTGGTGTCCAACCAATGGCGTCAAGGACAACCCTGACGGGACTAAGGAAACTCTTCTCAAACTGCTGATCATAATCAACAGAACCATGGACGCCGAACTCCTTGGGTAGAGTCTGGAAGAACGAGACTACGTTCTCACCAATCCTGTTTGGTTTCCTGAGGTAGATGAACTTGATCTTCTCTCCCTCTTGGATGAGGGGATACTTGTGAGCAAGTTTCAACTTCTTGACGTAGTAATTATACAACAAACTACCACGTACGTGCATGGGACATCCCTTACCATAGATGTGACTAGGGGACGAGAACTTACCAAGGTTGTTACAACTGCGTGGGAAAGCAATGTCTTCCAGGGGAAGACTCTCGAACTCCTTACGGAACTTGGCGATGTATCTCTGCACCTCGTCTTCCGTACCATTCATAACCACTTTGAGTGCATCTTTAATAGCACCACGACAGGGAGCAGGAGTCGATGACTTCACTGCTTCAATACCCATGATCTTCAACTTGGGTTTCTCGTAACGCACACCCTCACTGTCCCAAACGTTGAGGATGTATCTCTTCTTAGCAGTCCAAACACCACGGTCAGCGATGTTCTCCCGCTTCATTTGCATCTTCTGGTCGTACGCAGAAACGTACGTTGCCAACTCTTGATATGAACGTTCAATAAAAGGTTCCAGTTTCTCGTGGCAGATCTTATCAAGTAGTCCGACAACCGCTGCTTTATCGCTAGACTTATCACTAAGAAATTTAGTAACAAGAGGTCCAAGATTAAGATAGATCGAATCAGTATCTGATGCGATGACATAATCCTCCCCCTCTGTTTGCAAAATCTTATTTAGGTAATCGTTGATTTTGTTCTCGATCCAACGAATCGAGACTTGACCTGAGAGAGTGATCGCCTCAGCATTTGCCAGATTGTAGTATCGGAAGTATTGGTTTCCGATGGCACCATAGGCAGAGTTAAGTTGGATCTTTCGTGCCATCTGGATGTTATTGAACCTTGCGACATCTTTTTGAAGTGATGTGGTCTCAGATGCTGTCTTGGAATGTTCCAAGGACTGTTTGGCGGCAAGCATCTTCTTCTTATAAATGGATCGGTCATCGTAGATACGTTGCATCATTTCAGGTAGGAACCCGTGGATGTCCTTACGATACTGAGCACCGTTGGCACACACGGCAAACTCCCCGTCAATCTCCACCTCTTTGTCTAGCAGTTTATCAACAGTCACCGTAGGGTGACGCCTCTCCACCAGGGTCTCTGGGGAGATGTTGTACTGCATAATCAGGTGGGGATACAGGGAGTTAAGGTCAAAGGATACCACCCAGTCATATCCTCCTGGGATAGGTTCCTTGACATAGGCACCAGCATACTGATCGTTCTTGCTGCTGCTGATCTTCGGGGGCACAACAATGTTGCGCTGCTTCAAGTCATTGTAGATGAGGGTGTCCCACATCCTGACCTGAGAATACACATCACCAAGGTTGACCTTGGCGTCATAGGCAAGAGTGAGTGCCAACTCGATCAGTTTCATCTTGTCTTCCAGACGGTCAACAAGTTCCACGTCAACGATGTTGTACTCAACAAACTTCTGCCAGTCCTTGGTGTAGAACTCCTTGAAGTTCTCATACTCACTGTGGTCGATCTTCGCCTGACCCAGTTCTACGTTTGCAATATGATCCAGACGATAAGATTCCTGAGCAGAGTATGTAAACTTCTTGTAGAGATCAAGGTAGTCTAGGATAGCGACACCATTAATTTCGTAAGAGATATGCTTACGACCATGAATCTCGATCTCTCTTTCAAGCACACGGTTCCAAGGGGAGAGGGACTTCTTCCACTTCTCCCCAAGCACCCTTTCA